CGCCATCCAATATTTAGGAAGCGTTCGTGATTGCGAAGCTCGCTGCGGTCAGGTTGGCTGAGGTTTGGCGGGCCGCGACCACGCTGGCCAAGTTCGATGTCCAAGCCGCCTGACCCGTGGTGAAGGCATAGGAAGTGGCCGTCCCACCGGCGATGGTCGGGTCAAAGCTTGTCGCGCCGTTTGCAACGATAGCGTCGGAGGCAGATGTAGCCGCCGCGAGGCTAGGGAGGGCCGTGGACGGGTCCGCGCTCGCGTTTGATAGGATGGCCATAGCATTGGAAATCGGGGCCGTGACGCTCGCCGGAAGGCTTTGGGCGATCCCATTAGCCTGCATGGCGGCGTTGAAAGCCGTCAGCGATGTGGTGAGGCTGACAGTGGGGGTGACGATCTCGGAACAGGTGATCGTGTATGACAATTCGCTGTAGGTCTGAGCGAACGGGCCTACCTTCAGGACGAGCACGTTTCGACTGTCATTGCCCCAGACTAGGGGGACTTGGGTCGCTTCCAAGGCGATAAGCTTGTCGCGATCTGTATAGCGCGTAGCTCCCGCCAAGACCCCGGTGATCGTGATGTCATCCGGGTTCAGACCCATCACATCAAACTGCCTGCCACCCCCAAGGGTGTCATGGCGTGTGATGTGGGCGCCGCTCCCGTAGGAGATCGCTGATGGTGTCCAAACTAGGGAGACACCCCCCAAACTGAAAAATTGGCTCATGCCAATATTTAGGATCAGCGACGGTTAGTTGCGCCGCCGACCATTGCAGGAAGTGATTGGTGTCCGTTGAAGCCGGATGTGGCTCCGTAAGTAGTCTTGACGGTTTGCTGACCGTTCGGAGCAACAGTTACTTGCACATTGACGATTGGCGGCTTGGGTGGAACACTCAGGAAGCGCAAGATACCCTCATCGAGTGATGCTTGCTTCTGCATCATCACACGCGATTCTTGGACGTTCTTAAGAATGCCATCCATCACCGCGTGGTAGTGGTCGGAGAACCATTTCTCCATGTTCGCCTGACCGTTACCCGCATTTGCGGCATAGGCGCGGTTCGGGGCGTTGTTGGCATAATCCGCAGCAGCTTTCGCTTTCGCCGCTTGATCCTCACGGAATTTGATGAGGGCCATTTTGGCTTCAGTTAGGTGCTCGCTGTCACCCATCCATCCAGTCGCGGAACGCCAGAGGTCACCCCAACCTGCATGAGTGGCTGCGGCTGCACCCGGTTGTCCTACACCGTGGGGCTTGTTGTGCGGCTGAGAGTTATACCATTTCCACCAGTCATCATTTTTCTTCTTATCCGCAGCAGCTTTCGCCTCAGCCGCAGCCGATTGTTCTGGAGTGACTGCGTGGGAGGGAGGCTTGAAGCCGAAGAGCTGGTGAAGCGCCCATATCAGTCCGCCTGAACCAACTATCGCAGCAACACCAATACCGATGGGAGTCGCCAGACCCGCGATGGCGGCGCCGACACCGGCGAGCACCCCTCCTGCCGCGAACAGAGGTGCTAGGAGCGCGAAAGCACCGGCTAAAGCAATGATAGGGCCTGCAACGGTGAGTAGGACACCAGCGAGGGCAGTTCCAACCACCAATGCCTTGGACATAATCGGATGCTTTTCGGCCCATTGTGCGAAGGAATGAAGCAACGGGTTCAACACACGCAGACCGGATGACACCAACGGGATAAGATTATTCCCGAAAGTGATCATGAGGTCTTTGAATTGCGTGACCGTGTCAGCTTTCATACCGAGGATGGTCTTACTGGCAGTGCCATACGAACCGTCGATGTTCTGCATCTTGGCCTGAGCATCAACTGACTTGAGCATGGTGCCGTATTGACGCTCGGTAACATTGAACAGGTTACCGCCTGTCCGACCGAACAATAGAGTGTTATCGCGATAACGATCCGCAGCCGAGACGTGGTTTTTCTCGTAATAACTGTGGACGTTATCCTCATACCACTTGAATGGATTAGTGGAGTATCCTGCCGCGTCTACAAGCGGATTGTCGCCATTCTTGACCTTAGCACCACGCGCGGTGATGTTTACATCATTTTTGTCCCACAATCCCATAGAGAGGAATTTTTCGCTGGCGTTGGACGGAAGGATGGCGGACATGCCGTTGGCACGCTGATATGCGGTCATAAGGCTTGTGCCCGCCGTGGAACCCTTCAATTCGGCAATAAGCGGCTCGCCATAACTAAACAGCGCTTCATCCGAAAGGTTAAAGCCCGATGCACCAGCGCGAGTCTTGAACTGACGTAGAGCTTCCCAGTTCATCTGGCCGCCGGGTGCGCTCTGAATAGCCTTGAAGCCCGAATTCAGCAAAGAGGTCATGCGTTCTTTGCTTTGCAGGCCGCCAGTCAATTCGGCGAACCGCAGCATCGCGATTTCCTGTGTATGATTGCGGCTCGCGGTATCATCGCCCAAGGTGGAATCGATCATCCGCATCTTGGCCATCATGGGCGCGACCATCTCGGCATTTCCGAGAGGGTCTTTGCTGGCTGAATCTCGGAACGTGCCGATGGCTTCCCGCATCATGTTGAGGTTGTCCGTATAGGACGAACCAATGATGTTCATGCCCTTGGCGAATTTAATTGCTTGATCGTTGGCGACATCACCCATGTTGAACAGTTGCAGGTTAGCAACCGACTTCTGCCATTGCTCGGCAGCGTCTAGCGGCCCCTTCAAACCCTTCAGGACGAGCATACCGGCACCGAGAGCGGCCATGCCGCCAACGGCGAGCATCGCCCCCCGGTGGATACCGGAAAGAGCCAATTGAGCTTCCCTCGCTGTGAGAGAGACGCCCGTCAGTCCCTTTGTTAGAGCCTGAAGAACTCCCGCGCCGGATGTGGATACGGCGAGCTTGACGCCGATGGTGTGAAGGACGTTCGTCATTTTACTATACGCAGAGCAACGCCCTCGCCGATCTTATCTACGACCTCGTTTTCTTTTCGATATGCCGCCCCCACGAGGAAGCTGCGTGGGGGAATTTTAGAAGTGCCAAGTTCTTGGTAGACGGCGACTTCGGAATCCGAACCTATGGTGACTTCATGATCTCCGATCACGTAGGTGATCGACTCTCGCAACGATCCGTCACGAAGCAGAGGTTCATCAGCCGGGTAACCGCGCTGTTCACGATCCGCCATGGTCGATTCCGCGAGCGGAGACCATGCTTCGGTAGGTCCAGCAGCCTCTTGGTAATTACCAATCTCTGCTTTTGCTTCTTCGCATATCATCTCCCCGCCCGTTTTCAGGGCGTGGTGAACCTCAGCCTCAATTTCCAAGCCTAGTTCCGCTAAAAACGCGATCCCTTCAAGTATTGACCATTCCATTTAGTTGTTTGGTTGCACCCAATTATTTGTTGTTTCGTCCCAATTGCCACCTTGCAATTCGCCAAAGATTATTCGCCACCCTAGTTTTTGTGCCCGAGACAGGTATTTTGGCGGATAACCATCGAAAGCCAGTTCTTCCGACACGCCGTTCCTAATCAGGTCCAATGAGGCAATCAGGCTTGGGTGGCGTCGGATAAATTTGCTTCTTCGAAATCTTCCTCCGATAGTCCAGAACTGTTGCTCCACTCTAAAACCACAGGACAGACGGCGGCGAAACCGTCTCGCTCAAGACGCTCCATTGCGTTCATGAGTTCTTGCTTAGAAGTGGGGAACGGCCACGGGATACCATCAATCTCGCGAACTACTGCGGCAGACTGAGCCTGAAGAGATGTAGTTGGATTTATCGAGTCTTCACGACCAATGAGGCTATTGATTGCGTATTCTTCAACAAAACCCAGATGGCGGCATTTGAGCACGCGCTTTTTGCGGGTTGTTACTGTGAAATCAAGCGACGGATCGCCCTTACTAATAGTCGGGGCTGAAATTGCACGGGGTGCCATGTATGAGTTTCCTTCCGAGGAAAAGTAATGAATTGTGCAGGCATCTCCCGCACCACAGTATTTATGGTGAACCGTGAGATGCCTGCGTGGTGTCGGAAGGTAACCAGCGATATTTAGGGAAATGAGGTGTGTTGACTTCTGGCGCCAGACGATTCTATACGTCTAAATACGGCAGGTAGGCATTCGGAAGGTGCTGTTATGAGCGAAGTGTGGATTAAAGAGCGACATGGCAATGACGAAGTTTTAGTTCGTTATGTCAGGGGTGCCGAACAGGTCGCTTCGGAGCCAAAGGGTAAAATCCCCGCGTGGCGATATATCCTCGCGAGCCTCATAGGAGGGGCTACCGCGATCTTATGTTTCGCCGCCAGCATACCGATGCTCTTTTTGGGTATTATCCCCGGCATTCTCTGTTGGATTGGTGGCGCGATGCTGACGCTCATGATTACCAAGGCGATCATGGGAAAACCGCAGCCGGTAAGCGGCGTCGTTGAAGCTCCCAAATTCAGTGCTGCAATTCCTGAAGGTATAGCGGACGATTACCGTCAACCAAATGCCTACTAGATAACAAAAAGGCTCCCATGGTGTTCCACAGGAGCCTTTGGTCGTAAATGTGTATTTGAATTACATCCCAGTAATAGTTTGGGATTGGAACGAGACGTTGAACTTCGCCACGTCTTCGTTCTTGAACTGCGTGTCTTCAAGAACGAGCGACGTGTTACCGAAGGTGATAACGGTCTGCGTTCCGTTGCCCCATGTCACATATCCGTACATTGTCGAATAATTGTAAGCACCCGTGGAAAGATATTCCTGCTTGCGGGCATCGAAGAA